GTTACCGTACACCCAAGCGTTACCGTACAATGACTGATCTAAATTTTTTTCCGACTCAACAAAGCCACCAAGTTGTCCAGCCACAACAGAGCCAAATGCAACCAGCGCTCTAATTCGGTAGAGCTTTTTACCACTCCGAAGCTCAATAAATTCATCAGTTAGCTCATATTTCTTTTGTTGCTCTTTCATTTTTTACCCCTTGTTCTTATCTGTGTAATTGACTAACTCACGGATTTTCTCACGCACAAGCTCGATAGCCTTTTCTAAACTCCGTTCTTTTTCGTGTAATTCCGCCAATTCGTGTTCTACTTGTTCTCTGTTCATAACTCACCTAAAAGAAAACCGCCTTATTTGGCGGTCTCAATCATTTTTAATACTCGGCTTTTACTTTCTTTTACTGGAAAAGCATATTCTGTCTTAGTAATAATAAAAGTTACTTCGTTTTGAATAACAACTTCATCTATCTCGTCAATGCGGAAATCAATTGGATTGTTACTATAAGACGTTAAAGTTATCATCTTACTCATAATTCACCCCTAGAATGGAATATTGTCGGAAAAGCTATCGCCTTGTTCTGCTACTGCGCTTAATGAGTCAGGTTTAGCTTTACTTGGTTTTGCTTGTTTCGTTTCATCTTGGCGACCGCCTAACATTTGTAAGTTATCGCCTTGAATTTCCGTTGTGTAACGGTCTTGTCCGTTGTTATCTTGCCATTTGCGAGTTTTTAAGCGCCCCTCGATATAGACTTGAGAACCTTTATGTAGATATTGACCTGCGATTTCGGCTAATCTGCGGTATAGAGCGATGCGAACATATTCAACATTTTCTACAACGTTTCCATCTTTCGCTTTGTATCGCTCGTTAAGTGCAATGGTGAAGTTAGCCACCTGCTCACCGTTAGGCATTGTTCTAATTTCAGGGTCTGCGGTTAGGTTTCCGATAAATAGGCATTTATTTAAACTAGCCATTCTTGCTGTTTCCTTATATCAAATTTAATAAAAAGTCGTTGTACATTAAGTTATATTCATCAATCAGATCGTGAAGATTGTTTTCTTTTAGCCAGTTGATTGACTTGTCGTAAAGTTTTTCTTCTTCGATTTGCTCTTTTGTTTTGTTAAGCAATCTTTTTCTCAAGTTCTCAACTTCTTTGTGATATTGCTCACAAGGAATAGAACTCACATTCTGCTGGATTGATTCGTTGTAGCGTTTTTGAGATTCTTGTTTTTTTTGTTCGGTCTTTTCTGGTGGGATACTATCAACCAAATCATCCTCAACAATTTCAAGCGCAGTCAAATATAGGTAGCGCCGTTGATAAGTTTGAATAGCACCAAGATTTTGAATTTCCGTACCTGATGGCAAGGCTTTTTGAACCATTGGTGAGGTAAATTCAATGCTTTCATCTTTTTCGCAGTCGTATATTGTCAACGTGGCAAGCTCAGAAGAGTATCGAACAACAGCGCACATTTTTAATTCGTCAAAAATTTCATTAACCCTTGGAAGAAAATCCTTTAACTCAAAGTATTTGAAACTTCTATTGTTGCCAGTCTTTTTCAAATTCTCTTTTTGTAGTTTCACACGTGCTTGTGCCAACTTTGCGTAAATACTCATTTCTACACCTCAAAATTCATTCGTTTATAAATAGATCGCACTCGCTCAACATCTTTAGCACAATATTCAGCGACTTCATCAATGCGACCATCTTGTATTGCTTGCCACACCTTAGATCCGTTAATATCACCTTTCTGCTCAACATTAAGCACTTGACATAGCTTATTAAGGCTTGGTTTCGATTCTCGGTTATATCCGCACCATTCCCACATCGTGTCGTAAGTGTTTCGCTTATCCATCTTGTAGTAAGGTTTCACGTCATTAATGATGCAGCGTTGCCACAAGAACAAACCGTCAAAGCTCGTTACGTTATGCCCAATAAACACTGGAACGGTTTTACATCTATTGGCTTGCTCTTTTAACCAGTTATTAAACCGTGTCAAAATATCTTTCTCACGGTCTTTTACTTGCCAATCTTTACGATAAAAAGTAACAGCTTCGTCATCGTTGATTGCCGCACCAATCACAACAACTTCACCAAACGCACCGTCTAGAGAAGTTTTATTAATTGCAAGCTCTTTGTTTTCTTCAAGCCATTTGTTAATTGTTTCTTCATTCTTATAATTCGCAGGCGGTTTAAGGTTTTCGCACACAAATTCTTGATGTTCTTTACTTTGCGTTGGGATTGTTTCAATGTCGATATAAATTTTCATTTTGTTCGCCTAAAATGGAATTTCTTTGTAATAAAGCTCAATAATTTCCTTTGCTCTTTGTGGGTCGATAATTCCGCTCATTAGCCAATCTTGGAATTCATTAAGCTTTTGTTCTTGCTCTTTACTAGCGGAGCGGTCTTTATCTTTGCGATTAATTATTAAGGATGTATCCATTTTTGTAATCCTCTTCTAACTGTTCTAATCTATCTTCTGCCATAGCAGTCAGAATTTTAATTCGCATTTCTTCGCAGTCAGTACCAAGTGCGACAGCTTTCAGAAATTCGTCATCGTCAAACATTTTTTCGCTAAACGCACAGATAGCATCGCTATCACCATTTGAAATATCTTCTTCGATACACTCAATTTCACGCTCTACCGCCTCGTTATACGCATCTTCGGCACAACATCTACGGTCATGATCATTGAACGTTTTGCGTTCCCATTGTGCTTGTAGGCTTTCCATTTGATACACCTCTTATAATTTCGAAAAAGTTATTCACATCATCAAACTGAAAGCCTTTAACTCGGCTACCGTTGATGATTAACGTTTTGGGTTGCGGAAGTTCGCCACGACATACTGCAGTCATAGCGGTTGCGTGATGAACGCCAAACATTTGTTTTAAATCCAAGAAGATGAAGAAGTCTTTATCATCTTGTTTTGATTGTCTTTGATTGATGTAATTATCAAATTTATCAAGCGACTTAGTCATTGATGGAGAGATGAATTTTCGTTTGCTAACAGACTTTGGAATTTTTATTTCTTTCTCTTTAACTTTAGCCTTTGGCTTGTTATCGCCAATTAAGCGAAAGCGTGTTCCATACATAGCGTTGTAACGCTCGATATGTCTATTAATAAACATCACAGCGTTTTGCTTTGAATGTTGTGGGTACGTTTTGTGAATTAGGCGACCATTGACGAAGAAAGATGCTTTAAATGCGCCATTCACTTCTTCTATATCAACTCTATAAGTCTTTTTTTCTTTCATCGTCTAATTCCTTTTGTTTGATGTTTGTGTATGCCATAGCTTGTTGCTTGGCTGGCTCTGTTAGATTTGGTTGGTATTGCCCGTTCTCGGCAATCCATTGCACTCTTGCTTGTTCACGCTCTAGTGCGGTAGGCTCACTTGCAAAACAATAGGAGATTCCGCCAATCAAAAAAGCAATAAACATCGCACAAGCAATCTTTGCTAAAGGTCGTGTGATTTCTGCGAATACATCAGTAAATTTTTCCATTTTTTGATTCCTTTTTAATCAATTTAGTGAATTTAGGGTGTAAAAATCCGCCACACGATTTTTCAAAAGTGCGGTCGGATTTTCCGTTGTTTTAGAAGTCGATTTTTACGGCTTTTGGATTAAAGCCTCGCAAGTGTTTTAATACACGCCAGTTTGTCATTGGGTCGATGTTAAAATCGCTTGTGATGCGGTTTAAGATTTGATTGGTTGAGCGTAGCACGCTTAAATATTCGTAAGCCTGTCCGTAGATTTGAGAGCTCATATTTGAGCCTAAAACGTTAAAGGCTCTCTCAATATGTTGGAATGTGCCTACGCCACGTTTGAAAGCGAACCACAACCAAGCAAGCTGTTGTAATTCGTACTCAGTAAATTCAAAGGTGAATTTCTTTTCAGGTTCTGGCAAAGATAACTGTTGTGCTTGGTTGCGGTGCATTGCCATAAACGTACGGAGCACCACCAGATGAAACAGTGGGCTAATCCACATGGCATAGGCAATGACAAGCTCCTCGCAAGCGTAGGTTCCGCCGTTGGTGCCTCGAATAATTTTTAAGGCATGTTGGTTGTCTTTTTCGATTTCGGCAATCAGTGCTTTTGTGGTATCAAGGCGCACAAAATTAGATGGTTGATGTTTTGATTTTCCGCCACTGGCAATATGTAGATCGTTTAATGCGTAAAGATTTTCAAAAGTGCGGATAGATTGGGTTAAGATTTGTAAATTTGACATTTTTTATGCCTCTGGATTTTTAGTTTAGTGTATCGTGTAACCGTAGTAGGTTAGACGGGCTTCAACTACCGAATCCAGTCGGCGGAGCTTATTTCCTTTCGGTATTTTATTAGGCTCTCTCGACCCGTCCATTGTAAATCCTCAGATCTGAGGATTTTATAAATCTACAGATCTGTAGATTTAAATTTTAGGCATAAAAAAACCGCTATGCTGTCGGGTGCGGATAACCGCTGGATTTAAGTAGTGCGGTAATCGTAATCCAAGAGTAGCGGGGTTGTCAAGTATGCGGATTAAAAAACAGGTTCGTCATTAATCCAGTTATCTAATATCCATTTCGCTTGTTTCGGCGATGTAAAGCCGGTGCATTGCGCAGGGTCGCTTACTTCAAAAATTAGCAATGGCCCTGATTTTACAAATTTTAATAAATCATCACGTATTTGATTGCGCGATACACCGCTGTCATCAATCAATAGCCAAACATTGGTAATCCAGTGCCAAATATTCATTTCTTTTTCTTGGAAATAATTGGTGATTTTATCTTGCAAAGCAGCATTAATATCTTCACTCGCAACAATGATGTATTTTTTAATCATCTTTCACTCCGATAATCACTGGTGTTTGGTGTTGATCGGGTTCGCGTTGTTCGATGCCATTTACACCGTCACCAATATGCCCTTTTTCCATGGCTAATTTAGAAAGTGTAAACGTTTCAGAGCGCAGGCAATCGGGATTGTTCACGGCAAAATAGACATAAACGCCAATAATCGTGAATAATTCAACCGCAAGAAAGGCAAGCAGAATATATTGCACGATTTCTTTTTCACCCCATATTCCGTAAGTGATGGTTGAGCAAAGCGTAAGAAAAAACAACCACAGCAGACTGACAAGCACGTTAGAACGCGCATTCATTCCCTCAACATTGCTAAATCTAGCAAATAATTGATTCACAAAATTTCCCCATAACTGAACTAATCTTAGAAAATAGTTTACCATATATTCCCTTATTTTACTTATTCAACTTCACCTCGTATGGTAAAAAAATCCCCTAGAGCCAGCTATAAGCAACTAGGGGTTTAACCAATCTTATAAAGGAGATATTTTTTATTATGCTATGCTGTAACCAGCTAGAGCCGCTCTCGATTTCCATATCAATTTTCAAGAAGACTGGGCGAATCCATTCGCACGGTGAGAACGGCTTTAGCTGGTGGCTCCAAAGAACCATTAATGTGCCTTTCTTTATGCTTGTAAGGCTCAAGCCCTTATTGTCACCACAACACATAAGGAATATAATTTCCTCAACCACAACACAATAAGGATTAAGTTATGGCAAACCTCATTATTACTTATGATTTAAGAAATCAACGCGACTACAAAACATTAATTGATGCAATTAAATCCTACGGAACTTATGCGAAGCTATTTGAATCGGTTTGGTATATTCGTTCAATAACACATACAGCCGAGCAATGTCGGGATTATTTGCTTCAATTTATAGATAATGATGATCGTCTTGGCGTGTTTGATTGCTCAAATAATGACTTTGCAACTATGAGAGCGTTAAATAAAATTAGTGACCTATGGTCTAACTAACATGTAAACTTCACCTGTTTTATTATCAATTAGCTTTTCTTTGATTTGAGCATCACTAAATCGATTAACATAAGAAATTGCTTGACATGCTCGCTCCTCTAAACCGGGATAATAAGCACCGTTTTCAATCGCTTTCAAAATAGAAGTGCGAATATGTTCTTTTTGAATTTCAGTTATGGTATTGCTGACAACACTGCCAGCCTCGGAATAGCGTTTCTCTTCCATTTTTAACCTCATTTGTTTTATGTTTGCCATTTCAAAGCATAAGTTTTAAGCCCTCATGCTCGGCTAATTGTAAGATGTTAAAACCAAATCCGGGAAAGTGACTATTTCTTCTAACAATTCTTTAATGGTTTTTTCTATTGCAATAGAGTTTGAGTCTTCCTTGATTGGGTATTTTTGGTTTAAATCAACCTCTCCATAAAGGCTATCTTTTAAAATTTCTTTGCGGTCACCTTCACTAAAGAATTCATTGAGAATTTCTTCGAGGGAGTTTCCAGCATAAATTTCCGTCTCCTCTCCAACCCAGTAAACAGACTGCATAGCTCGGATATCTTCAATTGCGCATTTAACACATTCTGACAGCGTGCCATATCTAACCGTAGTAATTAATCCATCGCTCCCTACTACCATTTCATAAGTTCCGAATTCGCCGTCATTACATATTGATGGCTTGTAATGCTCAATAAATTTAACTATCTTTGCTTGCTCAACAAGATACTCATATTCATTTTGAGAGATTGTAATTGTTGGATTTATCATTGCATTGCTCCTTAGTTTCCTTATTGCCATTTCAAA